AAACCCCCACCTCCGGACCGGTTCAAAAGACCAGGTCCGACCCCAAGTTCGAATGTCACTGCCCATCGGCCTGATTTGTGACTTCAGTCGGTTCTCGGTAATACGAGATGCGGGATATGATATCCCGGAGCTCTTCCGATTAACCGATCTTCAAGTCATGGAAGTAGCCATGGACTTCATCGAATTTGGGGTTTCCCCTTCCTTACTCAGTCGTCATATACCTAGTGAGGTCTCTGTCCCGAGGAGCGAATTGCCCTCTAGACTCCAACGTCAAAAACATCCTCCAGTGATGAAGAAACCCAACCCTGAACGTGCAGTTGTGGATCAGAACCTCCGATCCGCACGCTCCTCAATAACTAAATCCCCTCCTCCATCCGGTTCAGACCGGATTTTTAAGATGAGAAATAGTTTTTCGAGGTCCGATTTACTGGTTCAGAAGTTTAGTCCCATCACTGAAACCGAACGTGAGCGTTTAAGTGCCCTCCCTCCTATGGAGTTGAGGGCCCGTTTGGTTTTTGGGATTTGTGTTTCTGGTATCCATGTCACCCACCTTAGACTCCCACACATCTTTATGCACTCGCTAGGATTAGCTCGTGCCATCCACGTTGGACTTTCCGCCCTTGATGCTCCTCTTGAATTTCTTCAGAGAAAGGTATCAAGGGTCGGGAAATCCCGTGTGGTTAGATATTGTCGGAATCGGTTTCTGGATGACAAAGATTCGGATATTTTCTCCCTTACGGTGTTCTATTACCGCAAGCTCCGAGAAATCCTCCGGAAGCACAAATTGTCCCTCACGGATGACATTTGGATTGTGAAATCGATCAAGAATTCCTTATCTTATCGATTTTCACTAGAGACCTTACAGACTGAGTTTCCATCCGTTAACCATCTCATCTTCCCCCTCTTTCCTCCCCGGACTGACTCAAGATTATCCTTTACTTTTGTTAAAAGTCAGGGGTGTACTTGTGTCTCGGGACACGGAACGAAGGTCTGTCAAGACTGCCGTTCTTCTGTCCGTCCCGATGTCCGAGATTATCCAGATTCCACGATCTGGTGTTCTTCCTGCCGATCTTGTCCGAGCTGTCTTGATGCTCGCACTCGATTGTACTATAGTATCCTCCAGTCAAAAAGTCTTTGTCACCCTGTAACAGAGACTTTCATGGAGGACGCTTTGCAGAAACACCAGTCTAGGATCTGTGAGTTAGAGGATAGAGATCTCCCTCCGGAAATTATAAACTTACTCGAAGAGGTTAGTATCGATTTTGGCAAGATTGTGAGCCAGATCTATAACCCCTACGAGAGTGTTCTCCCTCCATCGACAGCCGTGATTGGGACCCCCCGTTCTAAGGGTGGTCTCAAACAGAGACTTATTGATGAAAAGATCCTTACGAACAGCCGACCAG